TATAGTAAAATATGGGATCTAGGTATTTTAGGTTTTTTATATTTTATTGATTTTATTGTTATACTTATTGTTTGTTTATTTATATACTGTTATTTTTTTTAGTTAAAATTTATTAAAAATTAATATGATTTCAAAAAAAACAAAAGCAGGGCTACCTAGAAAAAAAAATGCAACGGGGGAATTTACAACTAGGGGAAAACCAACCGTCATGACTGACAAAACAAAAAAAATGTTAGACGATGCTTTTTTAAGTGGTGTAAGTAATATCAAAATAGCTTGCGGGCTTGCGGGCATCACTCGTCAAACTTATTACAACCATTGCAAACAGGACCCGCAATTTGATTTGCGATGTAAAACATTGAGAGAAAGACCGCTTGTAAAGGCAATGCAAAATATAGCAAAAGCAATTGACGAAGGGGATCTTCATAGCTCAAAATGGATTTTAGAGAGAAGAGTGCCAGATGAGTTTAGTACTAGACAAGAATTGACAGGCAAAGACGGGGAAGCAATAAAACAAGATATTAATTTACAAGTTGTATTTACTAATGATATTAATGATAAATAAATTTAAAATTAATAAAAATATAAAATATATTTAGTAAGCATAACAAATGGCAACAATAAAAATACTTCCCCCTTTTGAGTTTTTATTAAAAGAAAAAGCAACTTATAAAATCATTTATGGCGGCAGGGGAGGTGGCAAGAGTGAGAATATAGCACGGGCATTGCTAGTGTTAGCATTAAACCCCCAAAAATTATTTAGTAAAAAAGCAATTACTATTTTATGTGCTAGGCAGTATAATACTGCTATAAAATACTCGGTGCATCGGGCTTTTTCAATTCTTATTGAGCAATACAATCTTTATCATTTTTTTAAAATTACAAACAATAGTATAAAAAGTATTAATGGTAGTGAGTTTTTTTTTGCAGGGCTTGAAAGAAACACGGAAAACATAAAATCAATTCCAAAAATTGATATTTGCTGGATTGAGGAGGCGGAAGTTATCAATGATGCTAGCTGGACTATGTTATACCCCACAGTCTTAAGAAATGGAGAAAAAAATAATAAAAATGCTACTAATTCTGAAATTTGGATTAGTTTTAATCCGAGAAATAAAGATGACCCTATGTATTTATTGTCGCAAAACCCTTTGCCGAATTCAATTGTAAAAAAAATAAATTATTATGATAACCCCCACATAAAAAATACTGCTTTGCAAGATGTTATTGATAATATGAAAATAACTGATTATACTAAATATTTGCATTATTACGAGGGGGAAGTATTAAAAATAAGTGATGCTATTATTTTTAAAGACAAGTTTGTTGTTTCTGAATTTAATTTTACAAGCGATCGCTATTATTTCGGTGCGGATTGGGGCTTTAGTAAAGACCCTACGGCTATTGTTAGATGTTTTGTAAAAGATAACAATCTTTATATTGACTATGAAGCTGGCGGAGTTGGTATAGAGTATGAAGAGCTAACAAGTTTATTTTTATCAATTCCTGAAAGCAATAAATGGAATATCTACGGGGATAATCAACAACCTGCAACAATATCTTATTTGCAAAAAAAGGGCTTTAGAATATATCCCTGCAAAAAACGAGCTGGTAGTGTTGAAGACGGCATAACATTATTAAAAAGTTTTAAACAAATTATAATACATCCGAGGTGCAAAGAAATTGCAAAAGAATTTGGCACTTATTCTTACAAAACCGATATTAACGGCAATCCGCTACCCATTATATTAGATGCTTATAATCATTATATTGATGCCCTTCGTTATTCTCTTGATGGTTATCATCAGCGAATTTTTAAATTAATATATGCTTAATTAAAAAAAAAATTGACAAGTTTTTAAAAACAAATTATTATTAATAAATATTAATCTTTTTAAGATATGTTTAAAAATTTATTTAAAAAATCATATAACATAAAAAATATTTTTAGTTCTTTTTTAAATGGCACTAATTACGATTTTACTAATGACACCATAAAATTTTATTTGCAATCAAGCCCTGTGTTTATTGCGACTAACATGGTAAGTAATGCTGTTTCTAATATTGATTTTATTATTTATGATAAAAAAAACGATAAAATAATTTATAATCATCCTGCACTAAATTTATTAAAAAATCCTAACCCGTTTATTGATGGTAAGTTGTTTATTAATCAACTAATAAGTAATTATTTATTAACAGGCAATTGTTATATTCATAAATTAATGTCAGGAAGGGGCGAAGCAATAGAATTATACACAATAAAACCCGAAGATATAACTATAAACAAAGCTTTTGATGATGATTATCCATATTATTATTATATTAGCAATAATAATGGCAATGGTTTTTCTCGAAATTCTGATTACAGATTTATTGCTAAAAACGGAAGTGAAATTATCCATTTCATGAATTACAATCCTAAATACGGTCTTGATAATTTAAAAGGCATAAGTTTTTTTGCTGGTTGTGAATATGAGATTAACATGTATATTGCCTCAATTATACATAATTATAATTTTATCAAAAATGGTGCCAATCCTAGTGGTATATTAGTATATAAAGGTAAAGGTGAATTAGCAAATGAAGAGCTAGCATTAGAATTAAAAAAACACATAGAAAATTCTTTCAAAGGCAACAGAAATTCGGGCAGTGTGGTTGTTTTAGGACATGATTTTGATTACAAACAAACTTCACAAGCAATAAAAGACATGGATTATCAAAACTTAAAAGAAATGATTGATAAAAAAATTTTTCAATGCCTAAACATTCCAATTGCTAAAATACAGGCAAATGTCATGACTTATTCTAATCTTGACAGTGCTAAATATGAGTTTTATGATAATGCTATTTTGCCTATTTTTAATACAGTTGCTAGTTTTTTAACTAACAAAATATTAGTTGACTATAAAAACCCAGATTTAATATTTACTTGTGATAAGTCTGCTATTGAGCCTTTGCAAGCAAGAAAAATAGCAAATATTGTTGATATTTATAAAAATGGTTTAATTACACGAAACGAAGCAAGAACCCAAATTGGTTATGAAACTACTAAAAATGGCGATACTTTTTATAATAATAATAATTTAATTGCAGTTGGTGAGGATATATATACCGATGATAACTTGGAAATAGAAGATTTTGAAGAAGAAGAAGAAGAAACAACAGATAACGATACTAATACAAAAGCAAAACAAGATATTGATTTAGTGCCTACTGAGGCTATGGCTATGGAAGCTAAAAAAGGCTTAAAATGGCGAGAAGAGTTTAATAGAGGTGCAACTCTTGTTGGTGTAGCAAGAGCAAATCAATTAATCAATAGAGAGCGACTAACTCCTAGAACAATTGGCAGAATGGTATCTTATTTTGCTAGGCACGAAGTAGATAAACAAGCGGAAGGTTTTAGACAAGGTGAGAAGGGCTTTCCTAGTGCTGGCAGAATAGCTTGGGCTTGTTGGGGTGGCGATTTTGGTAAGTCTTGGGCTAATAAAAAATGGGAACAAATAAAAAAAATTGACAAACAATAAAAAGTATGCAACATAAATTTTTTAATAATTTAATTCATAAATTATGAATGACCAAATAAAACAAGAAAAAAAAGAATATAAAAATTTTAATTTTGAATATAAAGAAGAAGATAATAATAACGAAGAATTTTTTTATTTTACTGGTTATGCTTCGGTTTTTAACAATATTGATTATGGCAATGATGTTATAGAAAAAGGAGCTTTTAAAAAATCGATAGCAAAAAATCAAGCTGATAAAAAATATATTAAGATTTTATGGCAACACGAAATGGAAGAGCCAATAGGAATTGCTGAAGAATTAGCTGAAGATACAAAAGGTTTAAGAGTTATTGCAAAACTTCCGCTTGAAGATGAGCTAGTAAGAGGCAAGGTTAAACCACAGGTTAAAATTGGCAGTGTTCGCGAGATGTCAATTGGTTATATTGTAAAAGATTTTTATATAAAAGACGGCATTAGATATATTAAAGAAGTTGATTTAAAAGAAATATCATTAGTAACTATTGCAATGAATCCGCTAGCAACTATTAATGATTTTAAGTCTTTTATTAATAATTTAGAAAGTCTAGCCGATGTAGAATATATATTAAAAAATAAAGGATTTTCTAATACAGAAGCAAAAACCTTGATTAGCAAGGTAAAAGAATTCTCAAAGCAACGAGATGTTGCAGAAGATACAAAGCAACGAGATGTTGTTGTGGCAACTAAAAAGATAAATGAAATTGCTCTAATAAAGCAAATTAATAATTTATCTCAAATAATATTAAACAATAAATTTTGAATTTATGTCTGAATTTACAGAAACTGCTGTGCAAAAATCTCTGCAAGATTTGCACACAGCAATTGCCGAAGGCAATAAAATTGCAGAATTAAAAATTAATGATTTTTTGGATCAAGCCGAAAAGAAAAATCAAGAGTTAATGCTTAGACTTGCTAAAGAAGAAGAAGCTTCTCAAGAGTTAAAAAAATTTTATCTAGAGATAGAGGCTAAATTACAAAGAACAAGCACTAATTCTAGCGAATGTCAAGATTTAAAATCTGAAATGAAAAATTTTGATAGACTAATTCGTGATAAAAATTATTTTGAAAA